CAAAACATTTTCAGCATAAAATTTAAATCGTCTCATTTATCATAGCCCCCAATTTTATACGGTCGTAAGCTTTGCACGTCTAGTGTGGTCTTAGCATGTTCCTTGGTATGTTGCGCCATGCGCCGCTGCTTCTTTTTGATTGCTGATCGTTTGTGTCCGTGCTTCATTTGCCTCCTCCAATCTGATTAAACAGGATTCGGGCTTGCTCTAGTCCTTTAATAAATCCTTTGTAATACTCTTTAGATATATCATAAGAATATTTATGTTTCTTACTCCATTTGAGTTCCTGATCAATAGCTTGAGGTAGACCATTTTGGAGAATTTCATACTGCTCTTCCATACCTAGAATGGCAGATTCTAAAACACCAGTGTCTAAGTCGTCATCCATTTCATACAACTCTCGTAGGACATCAAGTTGTTCTAGTGCATCTTTTTTGTATTCTGTAAATTGGTTCATTTCTCTGCCTCCAACAGTTCCGTATTTTCGTGAATGTTGCCAACTAATTCTAATTGCATACCTGCACCAATAGACCCGAAATAGAAATCTCCAACAAGAAATGATCCTTTTTTGAAATTAACAACAGACGTTTTCCCCTGTTCATTCCGTACAATGTCGCCTTCAAAAATCTTATTTCCGTTTTTATCCTTTAATCCGATATACTGCTCACAGATCAAACGAGTCAGGTTTGGGCGATACAGAACATTTTTTAGATTATAGTGAAAACACAATTCAGCAAACCCGATCATTCGTTTCTGTACTTCGTCCCACGCCCTAAGTTCTGGTGTCATATACGCTCCGTCTTCTCAATTGCTTCTTGAATGCTTTGTGCTTTAGTAGAAATTGCTGCATAGCCCCCGTCTGACCTGTCATATGCTAAGAACAGATTACCAGCCGTATCGCGTCCAACCGTAAATTCAACAGTGTCACTCGAATTTTGAATAGTCCAAACTATATTTTCAACTGGCTCTTCTTTGATTCGCCAGTACCGAGGATTAAATCCTGCTTTTACCAATTCAGCAGCAATAAACTTCCGTACATCTTTCATGCTTTTTCCTCCAATAATTCCGAATTCTCGTGACTGTTTCCGATTACAGTCAAATAATGTCTAGTTTCAGAGCACTTCCACATTCCGGCCAACCAAGTTAAATCTCGTTCACTCCAATTAATCTCATAGTTGCCCTCAATATCAATACCCGTTAAATCACCCTTATGTTTTTGAAATGGGTGATTCGAAATACTTACAATATCCCCTTCAAAAATCTTATTGCCGTTAGCGTCTTTCAAGCCGGTGTACTGCATGAGTTCGACGTCTCCCTGCTTCCGCCAAATCCGCTCAATACACGGGTCGCAAATACTGACACCTGGTTCTATTAAATCTAAATACTCATCTTCAAAGTGCCATGTTTCTATATCCCACATTCTTTCAGTATTTTTATCCCACACTCTAAATTCTGGTGTCATTTAAATCACTCCCTCACGATGCAACTGTTTCAGTCGTTCTTCCTCATCACGGTATGTTTGGGCCTTACGTTCGTCCTCAATACCAATGGCCGTTTTACGGCCCTTACGACGCTCATATTTTTCAGCATTAATGTGGCAGAACCCAATTGACCAAGCTAGGTCATACATACCGTGTTCCATTTTCCAAAACAAATCATGTCCGTTATCATCCTTGTAGTAGTTTGGTCTAATTGCCATCACATGCCCTCCAATTTAATGTGCATTCGTTTAGCACGCTTGGCTACTACATCACGTGTGACTTCATGCTTAATTTTAGCCAATCCATTCAAATACTGAACTAGATCACCAATGCTCATTTCAGTGTTCATAGCTGCCTCAATCTGTACATCAACTATTCGTTTTTCCTCACCAGTTAGTTCAGGAACGCTTTTGTATGATGATTTTGGGATCAACTTACGGTACCGATGATTAACATACGGTGCATCGACAAACGTTCCATAACCAAGATCATTAATTATGGTTGCAATTTGATCGAACGACTTTCCGTGTGCTTTTTTATCAATGATAATTTTATCCACGTGTTCTTGATCGTTGTGATCAAATTTAATCACATTTGTTTTTAGTTTCACGCCAGTATATGATTGCCGCATTTCAACTTGTGAGTTAGTCAAATGTGTACGCAACGGCCCCGATTTATTTAGCCAATAAAGCATCTCTGCTTTGGTCCAATTATTTTTAACCGCCAGTTGTAAATATTGATCAATTACCTTATTAATCCTGACCGTATTCGGCCGCCTACGGCTCACGGTTTCATCAAGCTCAAGCGGTTCACGCAATGCAACTAAGCGTGGATCATTTCGTGGCAATCCTCTTAATTCAGGATATTCACTTTCTAGCTTCCGTAAAGCCTCCATATTAATTTTCGTCATCGTCTTCCTCCAGCAAGTCAGTCTGGCCGTCTGCTTCTTTGTTTGCACTGTCTGTATCCAACTCCGTTTGGTTAGGCGTAATCTTTAACGTAATGTTGTAATTAAGCAGATTTGCTAGTTCCCCAATATGACCGTCAAGCAATTCTGTCTCAACTTCAAAATTCACCTTAGTTACACCTTTTGGTGTTGGATGTACATCAGCTAGCATAGCTGGCACTTCAATGCTGTTGTCTTTTAATTCTGTCATGATAGATTCCTACTTTCTTTTATTTTCTTTTGTTTTCTAGGTAAATCACTAAGCCACTGAATTCCTTATTGCTCAACGGTTCCCTTTTTTCTCAATTAAATCTCAATCAATAATTTGTTGCTTCGATCCAGTCATAATCTGGATCAGTTCTAACAATTGGATCTGGTGCTTTTCCATCTTTCGTAGTTCGCAATTGCTTAGTCACTCCAATTGCTACCGACTTAAAATTATGAGCACGAATTACAACTGCTTCGACTGGTATGTGATACTTCATTGCAAACAGCCGAAAATATAGCTTATTAGCCGTATCAATACCGTATGGGGTAAAACTATTCTTAACGTCATAAACGTGCTTAAACTGGCCTTTATCGTCCAATATCACGACGTCTGGTGTGTATGAGATACGATTGATTGTTGCTTGCCCAATATCACGGCTTTTCAATAATTCAAAACGTGGATGAACTTGTACCAATTCACTAGGCCATTTGTTCATGATGAAACGTTCGTAGAAGTCTAGTTCTTTCTGGCTATCCCAATCCTCACCGTATTTGTGAATTTTCTTACCACGTTTATTCAACGCTGTGGGACTATTCATTTGGCTGTTCCTTGTAGATTAATAACGTGTATTCAGCTTCAACAACTTCTTCGCCCAAGAATGAAATAACCTCTTTTTTGAACGCTGTTGATACATCGGTTTTATAGCCCAATGAATTTAAACAATTAATATTATCTGGCAATTCATTTGCGCTAACATTGATTGCATCAATTAATTTCAGTCCTAAGTCTTTCGGTTCCATTAGTCTCTCCACTCACCTTTCTGTTGTTCCTGCTCTAGTTCTTTATATAGTTCGGACAGTTCAATCTTTAATTGATCTGCTTTGCTAAATTTTTCGAGTCCACCGAATAGCTGCTCACCATCAGTAAGAAACTGGTTAACATCTTCAATGTATCGCCATTGTTGTTCCTGCTCTGCTTCTGCAATCCAGAATGCTTTCCATACTGATTCCACTCGTAATCGCTCAAAACGATCTATATAGCCTGCCATCAAGTCACTAGGATGATCAGCGTTGATCGTTTCAGCGCGCTTCTTCATCCGGCTGTAATGTGCCGCTCTCGACAGATACACTTTTACTGCCCGTGATTCTTTATAATCACCGTATTCCATCAACTGTTTGTACTCGTTGTAGTCCATATAGGCCATTAGGTGTCCAGCTCCTGAAACAACATCTCACCGCCATTGAAGTGGTAGTCAATCCGACCTAATGAACCTTCACGATTCTTCTGGATCACTAACTGCTCAATGTCACGTTCTTTCGGATTTGGTCGATACAGGAATGCAACCACGTTACTATCCTGTTCAATTGATCCAGACTCACGTAGATCACTAAGTTGTGGGGTCTTGTCTGTTCGTGTCTCAATCCCACGATTCAGTTGTGCAAGTGCAACGATTGGTACATCAAATTGATTTGCTAACACTTTCAACTGCCGCGTAATTTCACCAACTTCAATCCACCGATCACGTCCACTTTGCACGCTCACTAGTCCAATGTAGTCTATAATCGCCACATACTTGCCAGATTGCGCCTTAGACGCGTTCTTCTTGATTGTCCGAGTAATTCCGGCCAGTGTTGGTAGCTTGTCGTATACGTGCAGTTTATGGTCTTTCACCCAATCAATACCTTGTCGAATAATCGACTTCTGAATATCACTTAAATTTTCAGCCGGATTGCGTAACAGTTGTGAAGTCACACCAGATTGACGACTAACGAAGCGATTCAACATTTCACGCTTACTCATTTCCAGCGTGAAGTAATCCACCTGTACTTCTTTGTCGTTATTCATAATTTGATAGGCGAGGTTCACACTGTACGCAGTCTTACCAACTGATGGTCTAGCACCAATGGTTAGCAGCATAGAACCATACAACCCACCAGACAGTAATTTGTCTAGTTTGGGGTATGTTTGAATTCCAGCCGGCGCGGCATGGGTTAGCATGTAATCTAACTCCTTTGCTGTATCCGCTAAACTGCCAGTGTCCACGTCCTCACCAACTTGGTTCAAGTGGTTCAGGGCATCCGTTAACTCCTGTCTAGTATCTCCAAACGGATTCTGTCGGTACTTCTCAATCGCATTGTCTAAGTCACGTTTCATGGCTAACTTATGCAATGCTGCAACGTCAGACTGCAAGTTAGCAGCTGTAATATATAGCCGGTGTAGCTCGTTCAAATTGTCATAACTAAGGCCAAAACGTTTGTCTATCGATCTAGCTTTGCCCCAAATGGATAACAGACTGGTATCAGTCCCATGTAGTTCATTGAGTGCTTCAAACAATGCTCGATAGTTCTGATCAACAAACCAATCTGAATTGATGGATATTGTTTCTGTTAATTCTGGATCATGTAGGAGTGCAATAATGATTGACTGTTCAACTTCACTATTCATTCAACTCTGGGTGCTCCTTTCTGTATTTTTCTTCTGCTCGACGTAAATTTTCTTCTTGCTGTCTATCCAGATCACTCATGTCAGTAGCTTCATGACCAGCGCTAACTTGTTTAGTGTTTCGCATTAGCCATTCAGTATCTTTGTTCATTTTGATAAACAACTGTGTGAACTGCGATCTTAACTTTTTAACCGACAGGATATTGCTACTCCAAAACTCGTCTTGCTGACACCAGTTGATAACGTTGTAAATATTTTCCTTTGAACGTTTATCAAGCTCCATTAATTTTCTGGCATCATCAGCCCAAGTTTGAAAGTTAGGTTCCTTTGCATTCGGATCATTTTCTTGAATTTTTAAATATAGATATTTAGCTAATTTGAATGGTGAAGAATTTTCGTCATACTCGCGTTTTTTGCGAGTAGTGTTATTCTTTAATTCTTTAGGTTCTTGTTTATGTGCATTCCGTTGTGTACTTTGTTGTGTATTTGGTTGTGCACTTTTTTCTAAATTATCTTGATAATCGTTGTAGTGAAGCACTTTTAGCGTTGTACCATTCGTTTTCGATTTTTCCACTGAAATCATGCCATCTGAAATTAGTAAATCTAAGAAACTATCAACAGTTCTCCTATTGATACCCCAACGACTAGCCAGCTTTATCACACTAGTTTGCTTTTCACCACGCTTGACGATTTTAAATTTTCCGTTAAATGGAATCTTTTTGTCTTCATGGTTAACCATCATCAGAATATCTAGCCATCGTTTTAAACACTTTTCGTTACCGTCTTCCCATAACCAATGGGATCGGATGGAACGATGTAGTTTTATCCAGCCCCCATCAGGCATCTAATCACCCCATTCAGAACGGCAACTGATCAAGGTGCAAATCTGATTGCCACTGCTCGATCTTTCGCTCAAATTCTTCTTTAATTTCTTGGTACTCAGCTTCCGTAATCGGATAGCCTTTGTTCAATAGATCAATTGGCATATTGAGTTCATGCTCCAATCGATGTTTTACTTTCGTGTAAGATAGTTTTCCCATGTGATCACCTAGAATGGAAGATCATCATCTGAGATGTCAATTGTTTCACCATTGCTTGCAAATGGATCACCAGTCTTTGCGTCTTCTGATTTAAATTTGTGGGCCACATTCGGGAACTTCGATACTTCCCACTTCTTCACATTCAGATTCTGATAAGTCTTTCCTTTGTATTCCGACTCCTCGTTTTTGACGGTGATCAAAATAGGGCGATGATATAGTTTGGCAAAGTAATCTTCTGGAAAACTTTCGAAATGGAATTTGTCTGGTAATCCAGATGCCTTTGCAAGGCTCATCAACATGCCCTTTGGGTACTTTCCAGTATCTTTCTTAACAAAAATACGTCGGAAAACATGGTGACCCTTGAACTTCTGGTCGCTGATATCATTGCGAATAATCATGTCAATGTTCATAAATTGAGCACCGCTCTTTGTTGCGTCCTCTTTAAGCCCACCGATAACCGCCTCGTACGTTCCGTCGTCCGGTGTAGTGAAATCTGTTGCTTGTGAGTAATCTAAATCAAATCCTGACATTATTTAGTTCCTTCTTTCTTTTCATTTTTTAGTTCTGGCTTTTTACCGAAATCAAACAATTCTTCAATCGGTGCTAGTTTGCGATCGTCAAGGCGGTTCTTTGCGAAAATAGAATCGTCACCCTGTAGGATCACGCCACGGCCATTAGTCTTAGGATTAACAACTACACGCCCAACAACGTCAGCCATTCCCAATAGTCCATCACGTACGCTCTTGCGAATCTGTGGTGCATACTGGCTAAATGTTTGACCCGTTTCAGTGGTCACATCGTTCTGCGTCTCCCAAGCAGTCGTTAGAATGTTGATGTCTTTCAATGAATAAGCTGTGATCATGATTCGTGCAAAGTAGTTAGTCCATTGACTGTAGTCTTGTAGCTCATTGCTGATGCCGTTGTGTGACTTGCGACCCTTTTCAACAAACCAATCTTTTTCCAGTGATGAGATATTGTCGATCACTAGGTTGTCATATTGCTTAGCTAACTCTGGTGCCTGTTTCAGAAACTCAACTAGTTCTTCTTCTGGCTTTGATCGGTCAAATTCAATTACATCAATATCTAAGCCCTCAAGTACCTTTGCTGAATTATCTAAATCCAGCACTAACGTTTTGCCCTTTAAATACTTGATCGATGATGTCTTGCCAATTCCGGGCTTTGAGTAAATGATTACCCGCCAACTCTTATTTCGTTTGATGTTTTTTGCGTTTGTAATTTCCACTTATTTATCCTCCAACTTCTCATAAGGTACCTGCGCAACGTTGAGGTCACTTAGCAACGTCTTCAATTGCTCATTGGTTACATAGACAGTCAGTAAGTGTTTCTGTACCATCTCACCGTCGTCACTCACTAATGCACCGTTAACACGATTGATGCCATCAGGTAACACGCCTTTGCCATACTTGACCATCAAAGACAATTCCTCTGCAATCTGACGTTTGAGTTCCAAATCACCAATTGATTTGTTAGTCCAGTTTGGTTTGATATCAACCTGATATGGGTCAATATGGTAGCTGAACGCCATGTCAGCAATTAAGGCTTTCAAGCGACCGATACGTTGCTGACGCTCCTCTGATTCAATCGATTTGATCTGGTCATCAATAGGCTTCACAACCGTGTCAATCAGTGCAATCAGTTCTTTAGCCTGATCTTCCATTGGCTTCGTTGCATCAACGTACGGACGTTTCAATTCTTTCTTACGATCGTTGACTTGCTTAGCCAACTTATTCAAGCTAGCCCGTGTTTTCTTACCATTTTTAACGTCTGAAATGATAAGCGATTTGTATGGTGCTAGTTCGTCTTCTAGATTCCTTTTGGTTTCTGTGAAACCATCGAATACTACTGGTGTCATTCGTTCTCCTCCCTCGTATATGGTCCGGTGTAGTGATTAGCCAGATTGTTATCATCCCGTTGTTCAGTAGCAGCGTCCCAGTTAATATCCTGATTCATAGCTCCACCCCATTAAGCGGTTGAACTCGGCTGTCATCTTTTCGCGATTCTTGAACGCTTGAGCACAGTTCTTGTACTCCATTGATTCAGGATCACCGCCAACCCACAACGTGTCAGTTAATAGGTGGTCATGTGCGTAAATGCGACGTTTCATTTCACGTGCTTTAACTAATTCCATTGCTCTATTTTCCTTTCCGTGTTAATATTCGTGTGAAAATATTTTTGATTAGCCGATATGGGGTGCGACCCGTATCGGTCTTTTTTGTTATGCAGGCTGTTTCCAGTAGCCAGTAATTATGCTTAATCAAACAAATCACCCTTACTTGCGTGCCAACCTAGAAAGCCACCAATTAAACCAACTACGATTACAAACCCAATTTGTGCTACTAACATGCTTATCAACTCCTTTGTTTCCAGTGATCCAATGATTGCTTCCGCAACGTCCCATCATTAACATCCGCTTCAATTCCCATGATGTATTTAACTATTTCGTTAGCTCGATTAGATGATTTGGTTATAGCTACCGGCGTTCCATTAACACAAACAACTCTGTTCCATGAAGCATTGTATTTTTTTACTCTTGTAATCGTTATATTGTCTTTCAAACGGCTGTCAGCTCCTTTCGTCCAATCACCTCATCAATGCTGACGTTAAAGTAATTAGCTAATTTGATTGCGCTTTCCATGCTCGGATAATAGCGACCAGATTCATACTCTGAAATGACTTTATATTTAATGCTGGTTGCGCACGCTAAATCCGCTTGTGTCATACGTTTAGTGTGTCGTAACCTTGCTAACTGTGATTGCATGTGGTTACTCCTTTCTTTATTGAAACCGTTTACTTTAGTGGTATATTTGGAATAGTTCATTTATATTGGAGGTGAAAATTATGGAATTTAAAAAATCACAGATGTTTGAGTATGCCCTATCCCTTTTCCCATATTTTCTTCACAATAGGGGTTTTGAAGACATTCCAACTTACAAAATCGTTTGGAAAATTGGTAATGACTTGTTAACCGCTAACACTTACAAAACAAATTCAAGTAATACCCCAATTACTGAATATGTTAGAGCAGACGGAGAAATAGCACCGGAAACATGGTCGGCTTACAAACCAGAATCTGATTTATACAAAATTAGAACAGACTGGTTTAATAAGTATGGAAAATCCTATGATAGCCCATGGGCGCTTTACAACAATCCTCTACAACTATTACAAGAGTTGATTAAAAACTATTCGGGCTTTGACACTAAAGAAGATAGAGGTAACAGTATCTTGCTTGACGTACATTTTCTAAAAAATAATGTTTCGCTGCCATTTCTTGTTCTTCCCACTGATGTCGATTTAATGCCTGTTAGTTTAATTTCAGAAAGTTAGATTGATACTTAATTAAGTTGTAAGCATATTGAAGACTAGCATTTGCTTGATCGCGTGTTAGGTCTTCTTTTTTCATAAGCTCAACTATCTTTTCACCAACTGGATTCACGTCGCCCTGAAAGTAAAATGCAGATGGTTCATTTTCACGCTTAAACTTAGTCAAATAGTCTTTGCGTGCTGAATTTTCTTCAATCGTCTCTTCAAGATCTTTTTTCATTTCTGTCTTTCCTTTCTTTCTGCGGTTAGTACCCGATCGTGTTCAGCCACTTGTCAACTAATGGCCGTGAAAACAGTGGTCGTTCATCTTCTTTATTCCGTTTGATGATGGCTTTGTCGAGTCCAAGTTCGATGTAGTCATCTACAACTGCACTGCTAGGCCCTAGATACCTGCACAGACAATCCTTACCCATCAACATCGGAAATTGATCATCTGGTCTACGTTCACTTGCTGCCATGTGATTCACCTCCTTAGTCGTCTAAATAAAGGTCACTCATGTCTAGTAGATCAGCCATACTAACTAACGCTTCCATGTTTAGCTCTTTCATGTCATCTACTGATGCTGGCTGGTTATCTTGATTCGTTACTGCACTGGACTGGCTGTTAATATCGAGTAGAAACTCCAATGCTTCACGTAAACTTTCGAATTCCATTAAGCCACCTCCCGTTTAATTGCTTGATACCCCTTTTCAAAATACAACCACTGTGGAACTTCTTTGTCTGAATGTTGTGACTTACTATTACTCCAGCGTCCGTATTCATTTTGTCCCGGCTGTTCGGCCTTCAGTCCTAGTTTGTTGCAAATGCGTCCAACTTTATTAGCTGTGATATTCAACTCGTCCCCAATTTCAGTGGCCGTGTATTCCTTTTGCTTCATGACTGGAATTGTCATTTCACCGGTTAGGACTTCGGCGGCTTGAGCTAGTAATTGTTGCTTAGCTGATTCAGATGTTGTTTCTTTTGCAATCCGATACAAGGCATTGGCTTTGGCTGTCTTAGTTCGTGTAATTGATAATTCAGCTTGAATAACTGGATCGAGCTTTTTAGCTGGAATCTTCTTCAATGTAGCTTCCATATGGTTAAAAGCATCGATATATTGAAGTTTGAATTTCAGTGCTTTACTGCCGTTAAATCCCATCGCCAATAAAGTAAATCCGTCGCGGTTCATATAGATCATTGGATATTCTTTGCCACGGTTTGTATACGTGCCACCTACGAACATTTTTTTGGTGGCTGAATTTTCAGCTGCCAAATTTTCGATTGATTGTAAGATGTTCTTGTGTTCCTTATTAAAAATATCAGCCACTTTTAAACTCGTCGTTACAGCTGTTTTGTCATGCATGACGACTAATTCTTGTTTTGTGTTCATTGTTATGCTTTCTCCTTCCGTTTTAACTTGTTGAAATCAATTCCATCTAACAACAATGTATATGGGTCAACGTTTAAGTACTCGGCAACTTGCTGTACTTTCTTCAATGAAATTGTGGCTGAATCATTCCATCGGTTGACCGTCCCATTTGAGAAACCCAAATCTGTTTCCATTTGGCGAATTGAAACGGAACGCTTTTTGGCAAACTCTTTGATCGTGTCATAGATCATTTCGTAACCTCCTTTTTGGTATTTAGTAAATTAATCAAAATTATTCTTGAATATTGTAGGAATATATCCTACAATGAATCCATAGAAAATAAACTCCAATTTAAGATCTCATCAGCTTTGGCGGGCTAGAATATGGATTGATTGGTTTTTATTTGATGTGTTTAATTAACTTACAAGAACGAGTATATAGGACTATTGTCTATATGTCAACATGAAAGTTTAGGATTTATTCCTACATTCTTGTTCTTTGAATATTGGGGAGCGTAGAAATGTCGATATATCAACGGATCCAAGAGCTTGCTAAATCTAGAAAAATTTCAATACGACAAGTTGAATTAGATTTAAAATTCAGTAACGGCACTATTAGAAAATGGAAAAGTAGTGCACCTACACAACGACTTACTAAGGTCGCTGATTATTTCAATGTTACAGTTGATTATCTTCTCACTGGAAATAAAACAGATGCTCCTGTTCACAAACCTAAAATTGATTTAGCAGATGACAACGCTATTGCGTTTTACGAAGGGAAACAGGTGTCGGACGAAGATATGGAAATCATTAGACGATTATTACGGGGAAAATAAATGGACGATGCAATTAACTACTTATTAAATTTTGCGATGAAACAAAAGATTGGTTTCGTGTGGACAAACTTGCTTGCGCCCGATACACCATCAGCTGCCGATTGCAAAGAACGTAAAATTGTTATTAATGCAAACTGGCATAATCAAAAAGAGCTACCATTTGTGATAGCTCATGAGATTGCACACGTATTGAATAAAGATATGGGTGTCCTCTACTTCACAAGCAGCAGTTCAAAATCACAGATTGAAAGTAATGCGAATGCTGGTGCTGTTAAAATTCTGGTTGACTATTGCGACAAACTAGGACTCGAACACTACAACATAATCAAGTTTATGGATGTTTTTGGTATCCCTGCTAACTTGGAATATATGGTAGTGGATAAATTAGAAAATAGATTCGAGATTTAAAAATTATTACAACAATACGTCCAAACGTGATCGACGCTACAAATTTTTATTGGGAGATGTGTGCAATTGAAAAAAATATCAATATTAATTGGTATCTCTTTTTTGTCGTTATTAGTAGGATGCGGTAAGCAGGCTACCAAAAATGATACTGAGAAAGTTTATAATACAAAAGTTACAAAAGTATCCGCTAAGGGCAGCTATTGGCATGTTCAAGGTACAACAAATGCACCAAGTGGTGCAAAAATAATTGTAACCCCTTCTTCAAGTAATGCCAGCAACTATGGTTTAAATCAAACAGCATATGCTGATTCAACCAGATACTCGATTGTAAAAAATAACAAGTTTTCCACTAACGTTGCGACTATTGGATCAAACAAATATTCTTATAATAATTTTAAAGCTGGTCAGAAGTCTAAATTATATATATTTGCAATTACAAACTATCATAAAAAAATTACACCACCAACAATATCTCAAAAAATAATAACAGAAGTAGCATCAAGTTTTTCTCCAAAAATCTTAATCACATATACTAGTCAAATTAACTACTTGAATTCTAAAAAAATAGAATCTTCTAACAGTAGTTCATCAAGTAGCATATCAAGTTCAGAACAATCATCAGTCTCTAATGGTCCATCTTATGAAAATAAACTAAATAAGCTAAATAAAGGCACAGCAGAATATGCAACATATGATAGTTCAACAAATACAGTAACTTGGACCGGATATGATGATTGGTCAAATTGGAGTAATGAAGATTTAGAGCGAACACTCGATATATTGCAGTCATTGACTATGCGGCAAGAAACCAAATATGGTATCAATAATGTCCATATCGTAGTGCAGCTACCTGATGGCACGGTCATTGCTAAAAACACGGATGACAATGAAGATTTACAGATAATTAGTAATTAGCATTACGTCCACATTCCGATGACGCTAAAAGCTGAAAATAAAAAAGCCATATCCCCCACCGACCAAAGTTTGGGATACAGCTAAACGATAGAAAACACTATTACTAGTGGTCTCTTTGTGTACTCTATTTTAGCACACGGGGACGAAGCTAAAAAGGAGAAATATAATTATGGCAAGTTATGAAAAACGTGGCAAGAAGACACGTGTTGTCGTATCTGTAACGGAAGGAACAGTTAGAAAGAAAGTTAGTCGAACATTTGCAACTAAGAAAGAAGCCCAGAAATGGGCTGTGAAAATGGAAGCTGAACGCAATGATGGTATTAACATTGCTGGATCATCGATGACGTACGCTGAATATTATGAACAATGGGTTAAGGATTATAAGTATGGCAACCTTAAACCAACAACGGAACATCTGTATAAGCATCGGATTGTTGTTATTCGTGATCTGTTTGGCAACATTACCCTCTCACAGCTCTCTCATGCAATTTTACAGAAGAAGATAGATGAGTATGGCGAAACACGCCAGAAGACGACAGTGAACGTTTTATTGATCACTGTGAAAGCTTCATTAAAGGACGCGCTATATGATGGCTATATCCCAAGAGATATTTTTTCGCGAGTAAAACCCCATAGTGATCTGGAACCAGTCAACAAGATTAAAGCTTTGTCAGCCACTGATTTTGAAAAACTACAAAATTATTTGTTTAC